CCAGGGCCATCTCGATCTCAAGGGCCGCGCCCATGTTTGAGCCTTTTTTGTTTGTCTTAGCCTGGAGCATGGCCTTGGTGGCCTGGCTCTTGGCATCAAACATCTTGCCAAGCATGGGGGCAAGAGAGCCAAGATCATTGGCCACCTTGCTGGCCTTTTTGACCATGCTGATGGCGCTTTGCAGGCCGTTTAGGGCCGTTATCGGATCGATGGGTATCATTTCCTCTTCTCCCACTTCAGACAAATGACCCTTCGATTGTAGACATCACCATGCCATGTCCACCTAGTGCATCGATAGTCAGCAGCTGCAAGTAAGACCAGAGCATAGATCATGGCCAAAACAAAATGATGACAAAAAAAGACCACACAATGGTGGCCGTTACAAAGGCCGCAGCAATGAGTGCCACGGCCCAGTCTTTCATTTGTGCAAACTTGTGAAAATGATCCCGGCCATGCTGGTCAGCATCACGCCAGAGACACCAAGCATGATGTTCTCTAGGCGCTTAATCCTGGCACAAAGCATTTCATAACGCAATGTGCAGACTTGCTCATGGCTGTTAAGCCTGGATTCCGTCTGGTCCATTTGCTTCTTTCGGCATTTGCGCGTCAGCCTGGTCCTTGATCTTCACAATCAAAGGCCACACCCCTGACTTTGCAGGCATCTCACCCAACACATTCAAAATGAATTGGACTTCGTTTGTTTCTAAATTCAGATTCATGCTTGACCCCATGGAGTTCCTGACGCTTGCGTAGGATTCTTCTGCAAAGCAATGTTAGCTGCCAAAGCATCTTCTGTGGCTTGCTTGTCAACAGATTCCCAAACCCATCCAAGGACTGTTTCAGGAGTCAATGCGTCATAAGCAATATTGACTGTGCCGTCTGCCCATGATGCTGTTGAGTAAATAGATGCTGTGTGTTCGCCATCTACTGCTGTGGCTTGCCAATGTGCAGTTTTAACAAAGCCTGTTGCAACATCTCTGTCGAGGGTGCTGATTGTCCATGTAGTGTTCATGTTAGTCCTTTAAAGATTAGCGGCATCAAGTCGTGCCTTGAGTGATTCGTTTTCAGTAACCAAGTCTTTTACCATTGCAACTAAGTCAGCCATTACCTCTGAACTTGATGCTTGCATTGATTGCATGACTGGATTGCCATCAGCATCTACGGCATCTTTTTCACCAGTAACAGAATTTGGGTATGAATTAGCAAAATCGTGCGCTACAAAACCTCTGAAATCAGAGCCATCAGCAATCCAAGTGCCTTGCTTGGGCAACAACGACATTAAGCGTTCTTTGTAACCAGTCAATGTGCCCGTGATGTTTTTCAGGCGATAGTCGGAAGATGTGTTGTAAGTTGTTGCTGTTGTGGTGACGCTGACAGAACCGACAAGAGTCAAGTCTCGATAAAAAACAAGCGTATCTCCGTTTGCACTTCGTCGATACATTCTTCCAGCAGGTGCGCTTGAGTTTGTTGCTCTAAATTCAGCGCCAGCCAGTACTTCAAAGCCGTTTGAGGTTTCATTAACAGCCCCTTTACCCACCATGAAATTGCCGCCATATGGGTTGATTGCAAAATCATAGGAAGAAGTACCGCTTACATTGGCAACTTGCAGATATTGACCTTCACCATTTGCCATAGCCCCCATGAAAGTGCTCATGGAAGAATCATTAGAACCACGAATACGGGCTGATGCTTTTGTCGCAGATGTTGCTAGGTTTGTTGCAGAACTTGCATAGCCTTGATAGCCTTGAATATATAGCCTGTTGGCGGCATTATCGTTGCTTGTTGCGTTAATCAACAAAGCACTAGTCGCATCTAGCGTCATTGCTTGGGTAAAGGTGATGGCGTTTCCTGCTGTGCCTGATGGGGCGTTAAACCAAGCAAAAGTTCCACCATCCTCCATGCGATAGCGAAGTGCTGGATAACTTGACTTTTGATAAATAAAGTTTGTGCCGTTGTAATAGGCATTTGAAAACATATCAATGTTTGATGCCCCGTCTGTACGGAAGGCAATTGCACTATTCCCTGTTCCTTGTATAACTCTAAACAAACTACCCCAAGCACTCGGAGTAACTCCCAAGCCTAGATTGCCTGAGCCATTTAGAACCAAATTAGCCGTTGTACCATTATCAGTAGACCAAAGAATTTTCCCGCCAGTTGTCCAGTGATATACGTCACCAGAAACAGTACCATTGATGCCTTGATTTGTTGATGCCGCTACGTTTAAGGCTGATTTTGTTACAGACCCTGATTGAAGCGTGATGCCACTATTAGTAGTGGTTAGGGCCGTTGTTGTCGTTGTTCCGTTTACATCAAGTTTCGTAGCAGGCGAACTTGTCCCAATACCCAGACCTGTCGAGGTTAGGCGCATTTGTTCGGTGGCGGCTCCGCTTGTATAAAAAGCCATGTCATTGCTGACCGAGCCAATATAGGCAGAACCACCTGTATTTTTCAATTGGAGGTAGTTTGATGTGCCACCAGTCGTTTCATTAACAATCGGAGTGTTACCAGAAACACTTGTTTTAAACTGGCTTCCATCAAACACAAGCGCAGAACCACTTGTCAGAACCTTTGAGCCGTTCAGGTAAGTAACTCCGTTGGCTGTGCCGCCTGAGAATGTGGGGTTTGCTGAGAATGATGCTGTGCCAGTCGATGTCAATGTACCGGCCACAGCCAAAGTCTTGCCAGAGCCGACATTAAGGCCCACGCTTGTGCCAGTACCAGCAGCTGCAAAGACTGCATCTACCGAATCAAGATCAGTGTTGATCTTTGTTCCCCAGGTGTCAGTGGATGCACCGACTTCGGGCTTTGTAAGTAATAGGTTGGTCGTTGTGGTATCAGCCATTTTTCACCTCATGCGGCAATTTGCCAGGATTCACTATTATCCGCAATTGGCGTCCAACTTTCACTGTTGTCGCTAATTGCAGTCCATGTTTCTGATGTGTCTGTGATCGGTGTCCAGGTCTCTGCATTGTCAGAGATTGCATTCCAGGTTTCAGCCGTATCAGACTCTGCCACCCATTTTAGATTGCCAGCAATCGTCATAGATGACTGGCAAGTAAAACTGATTGCAGCGTTTTGTTTTCTCTGGCCGTTAACAGTCATGCTGCTTGATGCAACAACATTGAATCCAGAATTGGCCAAGACCTGAGAGCCAATGACAATGATTGATGCATCGGCCACAGTCATAGCAGCAAATGCAACCCTCACGCCATTGACCACCAATGTGCTGCTGTCAGCCGTTGAGAATGCACCAATGGCCACTCGCTTGGCGCTTACCGCCATGGTGCTATTGCTTGTGATGCTCGCAGCGCCTATTGCCACCCTGATGGCCGCGGTGGTCATGCTGCTGGTGCTTGCGACAGCTGCCGCACCAATGGCCACTCGATTTGCTGCGACTGTGGCTGTGCTTGTTGCGTTTATTGCAAAGGATGCACTTTTGATAGTCCTGGCAGCAACAGTGACTGTGCTGGTGTCAGAAACAGAAAACGCGCCTATACAGACGCGTCTTGCTGCCAGCGTCATCGTGCTGGCATCGACAATTGCTAAAGCTCCAAGGCTTACGCCACGGGAGTAATTGCCTCCACCATAGTAGCCAGAGCCGTAGGCTGCCATGTCATGTCAATGTGATAGTCAGACTTGATGCTGGGATGCGGAACACATCGCCATCATTGATGGTGCGTGCTGTGGTCAGGGGCGCCCAGGCCAAGAGATTGCCACCAGTGGATGCATCAAAGATGCCTGCCCAGCCAATTGATCCCCAATTGCCGCCACTGGCTGCTGCAAACTCGATGGCTGCTGCGTTGCTAAATGTCGTTGCAGTGCCAGAGCCGGAGATCGTGCCAGTGACCACCCGTGCGTAGCCGCTGCCAGAAACCTCAGTGCCACCACCCGTATCAGATGGTGCAGCCGTAAAGAGGCCAACATACCAGGCTGTCGGACGCGTGGCTGAATTGGTCGTAAAAAGCCAAGTCAGTACCAGGTTTTCGGTGTAATCGCTAAAAGATGACATGGTCTAGTCCTTATCCAAAAGTCTTTGCACGGGTTAGCAATGCACCACCAGAAGATGCACCGCGATCATCGGCTGTCTGAGAATCATTCAAAGCACGCTCATACAGCGTGGCCCATGTCTGGATTCTCGCATCATCTTGCAGATATGGAGCAGCCTGCAACAGTGATCCATACAGATAAATGTCAGGACTTGAAGACAAAAGCCAATTGCTGGTGTTGCTAGTTGATAACTTTGACAACTTTGCGTAATAGGTCAGCTCAGTTGTGTATGTGCTGTCTGGTGTTGGGACAATTCGTAATTGGCCACCAACAACACCAAAGAATTTTGGTTTCCCACTGGCCGTGTATTCGGCAGCCTTCTGGTCCAAGGCATCAATGCTCAAAAACTCCAATGGAGTCTGTGGATTGGTGCTTGTCAGTTTCAGGGATTTGGTTTCTAAGAAGTCGCTTGGCACAGCGCCATATTGCGCATCAAAAGACGCATTGGCCCTCACAATCATCTGCCTGGCGCGCAATGTTCTTTCGATTTGCGCTTCGGCCAGAGAGATAAAGTCAGGGATAACAGAAGTCAGGTCTGAGCGATTAAGCCAGTCACCAATGGATGTCTTCAGTTCTGCGTATGTTGTCAGTGCCATTATTGGGCCTCTTTTTCCATTTCCTCTTTCACAATCCAGGTGTGGTCATGGCGAAATTCAAATGTGCCAATGTGGCCAATTTCCTTTGAGACATCATGGTCGATGTAAACCTTGTAGCCAAGCTCTTGAGCTTTCTTACAAAAGAACACATCTTCTCCCATGTAGCCCCTGGTGGTCTGCCATGGCATATCAAACCATGGCTCACTCATGCCCTCAAACACCTCGCGCTTGATCAGCATTATGCCTGTTCCAATGCTTCCCACCTCTTCCAATCCAGTCGATTCTGGCATCGTATAGACGGGCTGGCGCTTGCCATTCTCGTCATAGTTCTGAGCTGTCGGGCCAGTAGGCATTCTGCGCCTGGCGCAATTGGCAGCCACGATGGGCTTGTCATGGGCCAAGAGTCTGCCGACCATGTCCTGGGGAAATGTCATGTCAGAGTCGATGAAGAGAATGTGGGTGCAGCCCTCTCTCATGGCATCCAGGCAAAGGTCAGCCCTTTGGTTTTGGATGATCGTGCCTTGCATCAATTTCAGACTGATTGCGTCTGTTGTGTTGAGTGTGTGATACGCCACCATATTGACCATGCAATATGTGTAATTGGTGTGTACCTGGTCACGGGCAGGGGTGCAGACAGCAATGTAGTTCATACTTTTCCAGGTCGAGTCCTAAAGAATTGATTTTCGCTATCGTTGAGCCATTTTTTCATGTATTCCTGGTCATCGATCTTGCCTTCGGCCTTCATCTTGTAATAAAGCGCTTCAGGGATGGATGCGACCAAGTGCCATTCGCCTTTCCAGTTGGCTTTCTCGTCCACAGCGTTGTAGATAGCTTTGTTGGCCTCAATGACATCGGTCACATCTTGTTGTGTTTGGATGGTGACTTCATCATTGTCGGTGTTGTAGTGCCAGGTGCGTGTGATGCCCTGCTGGGCATTTACATCAAATAATTTTTTTTCAATCATGTTAAAAAAAGGGCCAAGTTTCCCTGGCCCTTTCCGTTGCTTCTGATTAAGAAGTGATCAAGTCAGCGGCCAAGCCGTGGGCATTTTCAGCCAACACTTTGTGACCCCATTCCACGATCAGCATGCGCTTTTCAGCGTCACCAGTCTTGGCCAATTCGACTTGGCTGTAAGGACGCAGCACAGTCATCTTGGCGTAGTCAGGATCGATCACCCATGCATCGCGCTCACGCTGGAAACGATTAGCGATGACCTGGACATTGCCGAAGTCAGACACATAGATGTCAACAGCGCCAACCAAAGTGGCAGGCTTTGCACCACCATCAATGTTGAAGCGGCTTGAAGCGATACCAGAGAAGCCTGACACGCGCTGTTTGTTAACAGGACCGCACATCAAAATCTTAGGTGTACCACCAGCTGTCCACACTTTCTGAATCACATTTTTCAAAATGGTTTCAGTGAATGTGCGCACGTTGCCATCTGTACGGGCGCTGTTTGGCAGCGTTGTGTAAGATGGGTCAGCACCATTGGTCTGCTTGTCGGTGTTTGTTTTAACAAACGCGCCCAAAGAGGCAGTGGCACGCGCAGTCGTTGAATCACCAGCAACAGCGACAGCGCCATTGAGCATGGAGTATTCTTGATCACGCTTCATTTCAGCACCACGCTTGGCGATCTGATAAGCCAATTCACTGCGACGACCAGCCTTGTTCACAACTTCCTCAGTTGCTGACAAGATGATTGTCTTGCGTGAAATTTGTGCATAGTTTTGCATACGCACAGTTGCAGTTACAGAGTCAAATGATGCAACATCATCACCCTCTAACTGTGCATTGGCAGCAGCTGCGGCCAATGTGTCTGTCTGCCACTCATACAAACTATTGGACACGTTTTCACGGCCAATGTTGCTCATGTAAGGCGTTTCTTCCATCTATGTTGGACAAAGCTCGTTAAACCTTGCCTCCCTTTCGGGACTGCATGTTTCCATGCAGATCAGACTATATCTTCACCCACTTTAGTGGGGCCAGGTGCTTCGGACCACTTGGTCCTACGATCTTTCGATCTAGTCGTTGAACCTTCCTCTTTCGAGGCTCGGCTGCTGATTGCCCTCGGCTGCCTATCCGTTAGGGGTTTCCAGCAATTCTCCTGGTATCAATTGCAAATTACTCTGCAACGGCCCTCAACTTAAGGCGCAATGTTTGTGATCACATTGGACAAATCTTCCCGGATACCCTTTGCAGAGTAGGTCAGGAATGTATTACTTACGATAGCCATAATTTCCTCATTTCAATAAAAGTTCAATTGCAGAGACCGCATCATCAATGCGGCCAGTTTTTGCAAGACGCTGCTTTGCGCGTGTACTTTCAGTTGTTGTCGAAACCCGACCAGCTGCACCAGGCTTGGCTGGTCGTGGGCCATTGTTCACCACAGGCTTAATGCCTTGGCGTTTACTTACCATTTGGTCATACATTGCTGCTTTGCGCAACAACAAAACCAGCCGGTGGTCGTAAACACTCTTC